GGATTTATAGATAGTGCCATTTTGGTTAAATATCTCCGCTATACTCTATTTATTTCATTAAAAATGTGCTATTATATTAGTAACAGGAGATCCTTATATAATGAATACCGTACCCAAAATAAAGTATCTAACTAACAAAGATCTATTAAAAGAGATCCACAGAAGCAAAAACACATTTTGTACCTACTCTGCGCCCGAATACGCAGACTATGATATGATTATACCAAATGTAGAAAAGATCAATATTCGTACAATAGCGGAAGCTAAACGCAATAGAGCATCAAGATTAGCTAAATTAGCTCACGAAGCTGCTGTACTTGCAGGTGGTAAAAAGTTACCTTCTAAAGAATTCGAAATCGACTATAAAACTATCAAGAAAGATGATGTAGTTTTTAGAGTTATGACCTTTGTACATGTTCCGCTTGCTCCGGGTCGTAAGAAGACTTTAAAAAATACTGCCGATAGTCACGAAAAAGTGAATTTTCCTCCGTTCCAACACTGGAAGTTTGATGCTAATAATAACCTAATCTTAGTTGGTAAGAGCCACTGGAAAGGTGATTTTACCACAGGAGTGTTTAATAAAGAACACGGGCAAATGACTAACAATCTAGCTCGCATGTTTTTAAAATTATGTGAAAGATATGCGACCAGAGGAAACGTTCGTGGCTATACTTACAACGATGAAATGCGCGGTCAAGCAATCCTTCAGCTCACCCAGATAGGTTTACAATTTGATGAAAGCAAAAGTGATAACCCGTTTGCTTACTATACCGCTGCTGTTACTAACAGTTTTGTTCGCATTATCAATATTGAGAAGCGTAATCAAAACATTCGAGATGATATTCTTGAAATGAACGGAATGAACCCAAGTTGGAGTAGGCAGAACAGTGGGTCCGGAGGCGGTGGAGCAACTATTTCAGCTACACCTCCTGTTGGCGATAACGACTAGTTGACATTTTGTCTTTAACCCTGTATAATAATATTAGGAGATACTATGTCATTGTTTAAAAAAGTCGCTTGTTTCACAGATATTCACTTTGGCCTTAAAAGTGGTAGTCGTACACATAATCAAGATTGCGAAGATTTCGTATCTTGGTTCTGTGACACTGCTAAAGAACAAGGTTGCGAAACTGCAATCTTTCTAGGAGACTGGCATCATAATCGCAGTACTACAGACGTTAGTACTATGAATTATACTGTGAGCAACTTAGAGAAGCTGAGCAAAAGTTTTGAAAAAGTCTATTTTATTCTAGGCAATCACGATCTGTTCTACAAAGACAAGCGTGAAATTAATAGCATCGAATTTATGCGACTGTTTCCTAACATTATTCCTGTTAGAGATCAATTAACAGAAGGTGATGTTACTATTATGCCTTGGCTAATAGGCGACGAGTGGCGAGGAGTTTCTAAACTTAAAAGCCGCTATGTGTTTGGACACTTAGAGTTGCCATTGTTCTATATGAACGCCATGGTGCAGATGCCAGATCACGGAACGTTGCAAGCTAGTCACTTTAGTGGACAAGAGTATGTATTCAGCGGACACTTTCATAAGCGACAGAGTAAAGGCAATGTAACCTACATTGGCAATGCTTTCCCCCATAATTATGCCGATGCAGGTGACGATGTTCGCGGTATGATGATTCTAGAGTGGGGCAATGAGCCCGAATATCATACATGGCCAGGGCAGCCCACGTTTAGAACCTACAAGCTGAGTCAGATTATTGACGACCCAGAAGGACTTCTACGTGAGAAGATGCATTGCCGTGTGACTATCGACTTGCCTATTACGTTCGAAGAAGCAAACTTTATCAAAGAGCAGTTTATTCCTCAGTACAAATTACGTGAGTTGATGTTAATCCCCGAAAAAGTAGAAATAGAATCAAATTCTGTTCCAATTGATATTAGCTTTGAAAGTGTAGATACAATTGTTATGAATCAAATTAATGCTATCGAAAGCGATGCATTTGACAAAGGTATGTTGTTGGACATTTATAGAAACCTATGACAATTAAGATAAAGAATTTAACCGTTCGCAACTTTATGAGTGTGGGCAATCAAACCCAGGCTATTAGTTTTGACAAAGGCCAGCTTACACTTGTACTCGGTGAAAACTTAGACCTTGGTGGAGATGATAGTGGTGCTCGCAACGGTACTGGTAAGACTACTATTATTAACGGCCTTAGCTATGGCATTTATGGAACTGCTCTTACTAACATCAAAAAAGATAATCTAGTTAACAAGATTAACGGTAAGGGTATGTTAGTTACCCTGACATTTGACAAAGATGGTCAAGAGTATCATATTGAACGTGGCCGTAAACCTAACGTACTCAAATTTAGTATCAATGGTCAAGAACAATATCTTAAAGACCTAGACGAAAGTCAAGGTGATAGTCGTGAAACACAAAAAGCCATCGAAGAAATGATGGGCATGAGTCACGATATGTTTAAGCATCTTGTGGCGTTGAACACTTACACCGAACCGTTCTTGTCTATGAAAGCTGGTGAACAACGCAGCATTATTGAGCAGTTATTGGGCATTACTTTACTTTCTGAAAAAGCAGAAACCCTTAAAGAAGCTATCCGTATTAGCAAAGATTCAATTACGACAGAAAACACTCGCATTGAAACTATCAAAGTGTCCAACGAGCGTATACAGCAGAGTATCGATGCGCTAGAACGAAAACAGCGCCTGTGGGATGAGACTAAAGAAAAAAATATCGAAAATATTTTAAAGAGCATTGACACGCTTAGTACTATTGATCCAGAAGTTGAAATTGTTAATCATAAGGCTCTTGCTCTCTACAATGAAAAACGTAAAGACATTAACGATTTAACTAGCGCAATGCAACGCACTCGATTAGAACAAGATAAAGATACAAAACGATTCGATAAGCTAACTGCTGAAATTGCTACTCTTAAAAATCACCAATGTCATGCCTGCGGACAAGAATTTCACGATGAAAAACATGAGTCTGTACTTTCCGGTAAACTTAAAGATCTCGAAGAAGCTACTGTTAACTTCGAATCTGCCGGGGAAATAATTATGGACACTGAATTTGCCTTGAAAGAAATTGGTGAATTGGGTGATTGTCCTAGAGTACAGTACGACAGCTTAGAGGAAGCACTTAATCATAAGAATACTATCAACGGGTTAATTAAAGATTTAGAAATTAAAGAAGGTGATAATAATCCGTATCTTGAACAGATTAACGAACTTAAGAAAAGTGCGGTTCAGGAAATTAACTGGCAAGCTGTAAATGAAGCTAACCGCATCAAAGAGCATCAAGAGTTCCTGCACAAGTTGCTAACAAATAAAGATAGTTTTGTACGCAAACGAATTATTGATCAAAACTTAGCGCACTTGAATCAACGCCTAACATATTACCTCGATAAGATTGGGTTGCCACATATCGTTGAATTCCAGAATGACTTGAGTGTTATTATTACACAGTTAGGCCAAGATCTAGACTTTGATAACTTATCACGTGGTGAACGTAATCGATTAATTCTAAGTATGAGCTGGGCATTCCGTGATGTGTGGGAAAACTTATATCATAGTATCAACTTATTGTTTATTGACGAGCTTGTTGATAGCGGTATGGACGCTAGCGGTGTTGAAAGTTCTATTAGTGTACTTAAAAAGATGACTCGCGAGCGTGATAAGAATGTGTTCTTGATCAGTCACCGTGATGATTTAACCAGTCGAGTAAATCATGTGCTCAAAGTAATAAAAGAAGGCGGCTTTACCACTTACAGCAACGACGTAGAGATAGTACAATAAATGAGTACAGACAGTCATGATCGTATGATCCACGCTTTTCAGGAATACTTTAAGTATCAGGATCGCTTTGAACATCGAGGTTCAGATAGTGCTGGTGTTAGAGCACGATATTGGCTGAGTGAGATACGCAATGAGGCAAGTTTAAGGCGCACAGAAATACAGGCAAAAAGAGACGAACGTAAAGCAGCCAGGAAAGGCATGGTAGGAAGACCCCCTAAAATAAGTACTCGATGACATGGTACTATAAGAAGAAAGAAATTACTGCAATCTCCGAAGATTATATCGGTTTCGTATATCTTATTACCAATGTCATCTCTGGGCGCAAGTATATAGGCAAAAAACTAGCAAAGTTCGCAAAAACAACTTATAAAACAGTTACACTTAAGAACGGCACTAAGAAAAAAAAGAAAATTAGAGGCAAGATTGAAAGCGATTGGAAGGACTATTATGGTTCTAGCGATGCGCTTACAGCAGATATTAAGACTTTAGGCAAAAATAACTTCACCAGAGAAATTCTATTTTACTGCAAAAACAAATCAGAATGCAGCTACATCGAGGCAAGAGAACAATTTAAACACAAAGTTCTAGAATCTACTGACTGGTACAACGGTCACATACAGGTTCGAGTTCACGGCTCACATATCCTCAAAAAACCCAAAATTTAAGCAACACCATTGCCGCTAGGCACAGACAATTTCAACAAATCCAGGCATTTAATCACCAAAAAAGCCCGCACCGGCGACTATAACTGTGCCCCAAATCCGTTCTGATGTGTGACGGTAAGGAATCTCTACTTGGTGAAGAGGTTATAAATCACTATCCTTAACAGGACGACGATCGGATACGCCTACGTACAACCGGTTTGATTTATAAAGAGAATATTAAAAAAGGCTAAAAGATGGGAGAGAGACCCACGATTACTATGTGCGATAGCGTGTGCATAGTAATTCGCCGTTATTATTAAGACGGAATGAGTAGGTACCGGATAACCGCCTACGCAAGCAGCAATGCTTATAGTTCTAACGCTACTGTGTACTGTGCAACTCGCATAATGCTAGATTTTCTTAGCCCGCAAGGGCTAAGTGTGACTGAACAATCTGCATAATACTTAATTGCATTAATAACATATCTCTTAAAATACTGTTAAATAAAAGAAGTGCTTTGAGCGTGAGCGAAAAAGCAAATGAGCTTTAGCTCATTATTGTAATAAATAAACTATAGATCTGAAAAAGATTATAACATATGCCTAGGAATGAATTAAAATGCGACTAACTGAAATCTTAACTGAATCACAAGAACTTGAAGAAGGACCGTTAGGTGCTATTGGTCGTGGACTAGCTAAGGGCATTGGCGGGGTTGCTAAAGGCGTTGGTATGATTGGCGGCATTGCAGGCGGCGTTAAGAAAGCGTACCAAAAAGGTAAAGCTACTTCTACTGCAAACATTGCAGGTGATGTTCCAGATGCAGAACCAGATGCAGAACAAGATCCAGCTGTGAAAAAAGCATATGACGATGAATATGCTAAAGTTACGGCTCCTAAGAAAGCAGCTCCTAAGAAAGCAGCTCCTAAGAACGCAGCACCAATGGCAGCAGCATCTGGGTACAAACAAGCACAGCAGGCCATTGCCACTTTAAAGCCTAGCGAGAAACAGAAAATTCTTGCTATGCTACAAACTTCAATGACAGCGCCGGCTCCTGTACGCAAAAATCCAGTTAGAGTTACTGGCAGAGCAGCAGCTCAACCAGCTATGCAGACTCAAAGTAAAGTTAATAGCGGTAAAGTAGTTGCCGAAGGCTTTACATTGTTCCGTCAAAAGTAATATATACAGCCAACAAAAAGCCTGCTTTAAGCAGGCTTTTTTATGATTAAAAGAAAGGTAAGTTAGTTTTCTTTGTAGTCTCTAAGTTTTCTTTAATAATCTCAGCAACAATTTCTCTTTCATCATGACTTAGATTCATGCCTTCACTATAAGAAAGACCTCTCATGTACCAACACATTTTGAGAACGTCTTTCTTGATTCCCTTAACCTCAGACTCCATCCGTTTGGCTATCTGTAAAATCTCCGGCAAAGGGCTGTTTAAGATTTTACTGCGAAAAAATTTGATTGGTCCATTGTCACAGGTAGTAAGAACTCCTTATGACAGTCTCCGCATTGGACATCTTTTGCTTTAAACTCTATAGTATCTTTAATTTTAGTAATGTGTATTTGGATAGCTTCAAACACATCTTTAGATGAATTATTAATAAAGTCTTTGATCTGAACTTTATCGTCAGTGGATCCGTCTGGTGTTTCAATATGTGTAATGCAATCTGCAATAATATCAACAGTGAGTTCAGTTAGTCTAACAAAACTTTCACCAAACTTTTCTAACTTTAGCTCATCGCTGATTTCTTCATTGTTAATAATGCCAAAGATCTTCTGTTGCTCTAGTGTTTTAATTGATGCTTTTGTAACTTCTTTATAGTTGTAAGGTCTCACATGCACGTTTAGCGGCCCAGCTTCTACAATTGAATTGTAAGTAAATTGGCTAAAGATACCAATCCAGTCTGACAGGTTGATATCGTAGGTATTTTCTTCTTTGCAATGTGGACAGTCTACTCTAACTTCCATGTTTTCGCCGTAGGTAGCGATGCGGATAGCAATGAGTGCAAAGTCTAGATCAATACTGGGCATTGCCCAGGGATCTAAAATAGCAGGAATACAACTTTTAATAACTTCAACTGTACTTTGCCCGCTTAACAGTGCATCAGGAGTTTTAAACATTAACTCGTCTTTGGCAGTCATTGAGTATACAGGATATTCTTCGTTTGCACTAACGTCTAATGCACCTGGGGGATAGAATCGACCTTGACTAGGCAATCTCACATAGATTTTAGGCTGTCTATACCAATTAGCCAAAGGATTTAATTTTGGCGTTTGCGGTATATTTACATTTTGATTCATATTTTTCTCCGATAAATACAATAGTGTTATAACGTATTTATGTACGCAGTTTACCAGGAATTTATTTAATGGCATCAGTAACAATTGATATACCAGGCATAGGAAATGTAGAAGCTAAGAATGCAGCGTCTGAAGCCACCTTACGAGAGTTAGTCAGTGCTATTAAGGGAATGAAAGGTGGAAAAG